AGACGTTCAAGGACGGGCCACATTTTCAACTGCCGTGGGTCCAGTACCCCGGCACCAAGAAGGGGTAACTGACATGCTCAAGGGCTACAAGACCTACATCCTCGCTGGCGTCACCGTCATCGGCGCCGCCGCGTCCTACCTTGTGGGCGACATCACGCTCCAGGCGGCGGTGCAGCTCGCCGTGACCGCAGCGCTGGGCGCTACGATCCGCGACGGCATCAACAGCGCGCTCAAGAAGTAGGCGTTTCACCATCGCGGGTGAGCCACCGCTCGATCAGCGTGGCGTATCCCGCGATGTCACGCCAGTGATCGACCTCGTGCGGGTTGCCTGACAGGATGCGGCCGATCTTGCTGGCGACCAGCTCCAGCGTCTCGCGCTGGGTGTCGTCGAGCGTCCTCCAGTTCTTGCCGCGGCGCATGGCGTCCTTCAGTTCCTGGGCCATCATGGCCACCCGATGATAGTCGCCGTGGGTCTTCTCGCGTTCATCTAGAATGTCATTCATCTTTCACCACCTTTACCGTCAGTTTCATACCCAGAACGTTATAGCATGCCTCCAGTTCCGCAACGCGCGGGCAGTGCCGCGTTCGCCAGCCCTTGAACGTGTTCCTTGAGATGCCCGTCCGCTCGGCCATATCGGTGACGCCGATCCGTTGGCTGTTCATTTCTGCGTACAGCCGCCGCACCAGCGGGTGCGCGTGCTGCGGGATGGGCATGCGCCGGAAACGCCTCATTGCTTGTCTCCTGAGAGTGCGGCGAGAATTTCCTTGCGTTCACGCACCGCGCGCAGCGTCGTGTAGCGCTGGTGGATGCGCACCGCGTAGGTCGGGCGCTTGTGGACCTCGACCTCCTCGTCCAGCATGGCCTTGACCTGGTGCTCGTCACGCATCGCCAGAACCACGTTCAAATCGTGCCAATTCCAACTCATCCCTTCAACTCCTCCAATGCAATGTCCGATATGGCGCGCTTGTCGGCAAGGGCCGCCCAGATGCGCTCGTCGATGGTGTCCCGCGTCAGCAGGACGTAGACCCACACGTCGCGCTCCTGCCCGCTGCGGTGCAGACGGCCGACGACCTGCTCGTAGAGTTCCAGCGACCACGGCAGCGACAGGAACACCAGATGGTGGCCGCCGTGTTGCAGGTTGAGGCCGTGGCCCGCCGACTTGGGGTGGACCGCCAGCAGCGGGATCTTGCCTGCGTTCCAGCGCTCAATCACGTCGGCGCCGTCATCCAGCGTCCACAGCCGCCCAGGATAGCGGCGCTTCAGTTCCGCCAACTCCTCGACGAAGTTGTAGACGATCAGCGTGTTGGCCCGCTGGTTGCCCTCCAGCACCTCGTCCAGCAGGTCGAAGCGGTGCGTCGAGAACCAGTGCGCGTACTTGTAGCTCTTGAACACGCCTGCCGTGTCGGACGCCGTCGAGACGCTGTCGTACACCCAGCCGCTGGCCATCTGTTGGAGCTTGGTCGTGACGGCAGCGGCCGACAGCGCGGTGATATCCTGCCAGACAAACTCGCGCTTCATCTTCTCGTATGGCTCGCGGTCGGGCATGTCGCAGCGCATCTCGACGACATGGCACGGCGGCAGCTTGTCCTTGTAGACGCCGGGCTCCAGCACGAACGTCGCCGGGCGGATGCGGGTCATCACTTGCTCCAGCGCACCGCGGCGCGGCATCCACTCGCCAAAGTCGCGGTTGATGCAGACGAAGTACTGCTGCAGGAACGCCCCCTTGGTGCGGCCCAACAGCGTCTGGTCAATCACGAAGCACTGCCCGAACACGTCCTCCAGCCCGTTCGACGTGAACGACCCGGTGAGGCCGATCCGCACGTTGAAGCGGCCCAGGTGCTTGTGCAGTGCCTTGAACCGCTTGCCGGACGGGTTCTTGAGCCGGGTCAGTTCGTCGAACACGATGCCGTCAAACCGCGCGAAGTCCTCGCCCACGACGTCGAGAACGTCGTAGTTGACCACGACCACCGCGGCGTCTGAGGCGAAGGCGGCGCGGCGCTTGGCGGCGTTGCCGACCGCCACGGCGATGGTCAGGTCCGGTGCCCACTTGGGGGCCTCGACCGGCCACACGTCGGTGCAGACCCGCTTGGGGGCGACGACCAGCCACCGCTTGACCACGCCGTTGACCATGAACTCTTGCATGGCGGTGAGCGTGATGGCGGTCTTGCCCGCGCCCACAGGGGCCAGGATCATGGCGCGGTCACGCTCGAACAGGAACGTCACCGCGTCGTTCTGGTATGGTCTAAGGGCGAGCGTCAAGGTAGGCTCCTATCACTTCTGCCGCTGCTTGCGGGACAATCAGGTAGTCGATAGCCCGCTGAAGCGTCTTCGGGTTGTCCTTGACGGTTCCAAGGATGTGGTTGCACCCACGGCAAAGCAGACCGCGCACTTTTCCGGTTGAATGGCAATGATCGACGTGGAAGACGCCCTTAAACTGTTCAGTTTCCGGGGTCCGGCAAATCGCACACTTGCCATCCTGTGCCTTCAGCATTGCGTCGTATTGCGCCAGCGAGATGCTATATTTGCGGATAAGGTGGCGCTCACGGACGGCAACCTTGTTTCTGACGTAACGCTTTCGCCCTGCCGCCGGATTGTTCTTCCGCCACTCCCGCGCGATGATCACGCAGCAGGACTTGCAAACTGCCTTTGGCTTGTTACGGCGGCGCTCAGTCCAAAAGGCATCAAGCGGGCGTGTTTCCTTGCAACGGCTGCACGTTTTCATGGATGGCACTCCATGAACGCCGCAATGAACTCCTGCGCCACAGAAGCGACGATGGCGTTGCCGTATGCTTTCAGCATGCCGACCCTCGACCTGCCTTCAAGGGCGCTGCCAGATCCCAACTTGAAGGCAGAGCCATTAACCAACGGGAATGTGCCGGATTCAACTGGCCGCCACTTTCCATCCCGGCAGTGGAGCCAATCAGCATTTCGCCAGTGACCGTTAGTCGGGCTGGGCGATCCCTGTCGATCATCGTGACCCGTTGCGGCAGGGGAATGCCCGTATCGTGTGGCCTGATCGTTCCATTGCCGCGCGCTGCGTCCGTCGTCGTCGTCGTCGGCCAACCCGCCAAGTTCGCCTGTCTCGGCAACTGGTCGAACCGCTCCGAGCCGTCCTCCCTCGGCCTGATGTCCGCGCCGCTGTCCTTCCAGTCCCTGGTGGTGGTGGTGACCCAGCCCGCCAAATAGGTCGCTGTCGATGGCAGATCGTCCAGCCGACCCTTCCGCGCGATCTCCGCTTCGCAGCCTTCCGCCGTCCTCGATCCCTTGTCGCCGTCCGTCGAGCGCGGCGTTGGCCAGCCGCTCTCCGACAAACCAGAGGCGCTGGCGGATGTGCGGGGCACCGACGCCCGCAGCGCACAGATCTGCCGCCCCGAAGGCGTAGCCCGATGCTTCCATGTCAGACTGTACAGTGTCGAGCCAGCCGAGGCCGTCCTTGCTCGCAACCTGCTCTCCAAAGACGACTGGAGGGCGGCACTCGCTGATGAGCCGGTGGAACTCGGGCCAGAGGTGACGCTCGTCGGCAAATCCTGCTCCCTTTCCGGCGGCGCTGAAGGGCTGGCAAGGGCAGGAGCCGGTCCAGACGGGCCGGTCGTCGGGCCATCCGGCAAGGCGGAGGGCATAGGACCAGACGCCGATCCCGGCGAAGAAGTGGCACTGCGTGTAACCCTTGAGGTCGCCCGGAGCCACGTCCCGAACTGATCTGTCATCTACATCACCTTCCGCTATCAGTTTACTGTCGATCAGGTTGCGCAGCCATTGGGCTGCGTAGGGGTCGAACTCGTTATAGTATGCCGCCATTCGTCTATCTCCGTCTTTGACCATAGTATCGTGTAGTTCTGTTTGAGTTCCTTCATGCGGGCCGCGAAAAGCTTCTGGAGCGGGGATGGCCGCCCGCCGGGTGCCTTCAGCTCAACGAACCACGTCGAGCCGTCCGGCAGACAGGCAATGCGGTCGGCCACGCCGCGGTGGTTGGGCGACTTGAACTTGTAGGCCGTCCCGCCCATGCGCTGCACCGTCCAGACGAAGTACTTCTCGATCTCACTTTCGCGTACCATGACCATCCTCTAACAAACAATGCTTGACAGGTCAACAAGAAATCTGTAACGACTGACGAAACAACAGGAGACGACAGTATGGCCCAACACTCTAACATCGTCGGCGGCTCGACCGCCAAGCGTGTCATCGCGTGCCCCGGCAGCGTCGCGCTTGTGCAGCAGGTGCCGCCCAAGCCGTCCAGCAGCTACGCCGACGAGGGCACGCTGCTGCACAACGTCATCGCCACCATTCTGGAGACGACCAAGAGGCCCGAGGAGTTCCTTGGGCTGATGTACAACGGCATTGAGTTGACGGAGGACCGGCTGGAGCGCAAGCTGCTGCCCGCGTTGGCGGTGCTGGATGAGATCGACCCGGATGGGCAGTTGGAATACGCGGTCGAGCAGGTGGTGGGCTTTGGTGACGCTCTCCCTGGTGTTTTTGGTTCCGCCGATCTTGTTGGCCGGATTGGCAATCGCGGCATTCTGCTGGATTGGAAGTTTGGCGATGGCGTGCCTGTCGAGGCTGAAGAGAACCCGCAGGCACTCTTCTACACGGCTGCCGCACTTCGCACCGAGGCGACACGCTGGGCCTTCGAGGGCGTCGAGACGGTCGAGGTGATCATCGTGCAGCCGCCGCATGTGCGGCGCTGGGTGACGGACCTCGACCGGGTGCGCCGCTTCGAGGCCGAGCTGATCATGGCCGTCAAGACCGCGCAGCGGCCGGACGCGCCGCTGGCGACCGGCGACCACTGCCGCTGGTGCGCTGCCAAGTCGATCTGCCCGCTGGTCAATGGCGCCGTCGAGCGCGCCAAGCGCGAGAACATCAAGGCGGTCAACATCTTCCGGCTTTCGGAAGCCTTGGCCAGCATCGACCTGCTGGAGGGCTGGATCAGGGACGCCCGCGAGATGGCCGTCGAACTGCTGGAGGCGGGCGTCGAGCTGCCCGGCTGGAAGCTGGTGCCCAAGCGGGCGACGCGCCAGTGGGTGAACGAACAGACGGCATTGACAGCCCTTGCCGAAGCAGGCTGTAGTGCTGAGGAATTGACGGAGCTGAAGAGCCCGGCGCAGGTCGAGAAGGTGCTGAAGAAGCACAAGATCGCCATGCCCGAAGGGCTCATCACCGCCGTCTCATCGGGTGACACGCTGGCACCCGCGGATGATCCGCGCCCGGCGTCGTTGCAGGTCGGCAAGCATCTTGCTGCTGCCCTTGGTAAACTTGTCTAGAAAGGACAATAAGATGAACGCGATTACCTTTGCGAAGGCCAAC